AAACTGAGTTGATTCTAAATTAATTACACTTAAACTTGTCCAATCAATATAGTTGTCTGTTGTTTGAATAGACATAGCTGGATTAAACAACACTAAAATTTGTTCTAATATTTGTAATTTTTGATCTGTGTTAGAAGTCCAAATATCTGCTTTCATGGTTAAGATAAAAGGAGTAGGCATAAGTCTTTCAACAGTATATGCATTTCCTTGAGCACCTGTGTAATTAGGCTCGCCTGTAGATTCATCAAATGTAAAGTCTCTTTCTCTAACACTCATTTTACTAATGAATGAAGGATCAGCTAATCTATCTCTATCAATTTGTAGTCCTGAAATATAACAAGCCATTCTAGGAACAGTAGGTAACTTGTTCTCAGAATTTTCTCTGATAATTGAAGCAACCTGTCTTGAAAGGTCTCCGTACATAACAGGTATAGTTTGTTGAGTCTTATCACCAGCTTCATATTTAAAACCAATGAATGCTCTCATAAACTGTGTTACGTATCTTCTTATCTGTCCATCGTAAAAGAAATCCATTAATCGTCTGCCTTCGGTCTAAGTGCTTTACTCAAGCTCTGTTTTTCTGAAACTTGTTTACCACCAATATTATTAACTGTTGTATTGTTAATAAACGAATCTTTACCTTTACTTATTGCAGCATCATGTCCTGCAAAATCTTTACCTGCACCTACTTGACTTGGTCCTAAATTACTTCTAGTCATTCTTACATCATCTTCAGTTTTTCTCCAACGCACTCCGTCAAATCTAAACAAGCGTGTAGGTTTGTAATCAGTACGTAAGTGAAACTGTCCTTCAATAGGATTGAGAGGAAATGCTATACCTTGTGTAAACGGTGCACCATTTTCTGGTAACCCGTCACCGATTAGATAACCTTTATATGCATTACCTTCTGGTGTTTGGTATGCAGTGTCAGCAGTAACAGACATATAAACTTCGTTACCTTTGTCATCAAGTAATGTATTACCATCTTTGTCTGTACTAGGAATTAGTAAGTCATCACTATCAGCTGTAACAAGTTCTGTGTTACCTTGATTGTCAGTTTGCATAGTATAGAATCTACTAGTGTCATACCCGCCTTGTGGTGAATCTGCTTCAGCTTGATCAAGTACTGCCTGTGTAACTTGCATTTCTTTTTCATACGTACTCATAATATCTTTGAGTGTATCTGCAAGTTTATAATAAGTTGAGTTAGGTGGTTCAACACCTGTGACTTCTGATATAACTTGATACTTTTCACCATTAGGAGCAATAACTATATCTCCTGGGAAGTAAGTTGACTCTGCGTTCCATGTACCTTTTAATGAATCTTTATCTGCAATGCCATCTAAAATTTGTTTGAATTCTTGTGAATCTACTAATGGTTTACACTTTGCTCTATACAAGTGTGGATACCATGTATTTGAAAATCCTTCTGCTGCACGATTAACATCTTCAATTACATAAAAACGTTTTAGTGCATAATTTAAATCATTAAGAGCATGTTCATCATCTAAGTGAGGCAATTCAATAACATCGCCTGACATGATTTTTCTGCCTAATTTTTCAACAGTATCATTAATATGAAATGTAATAAACACTGTATCATTTTGTAGGAATAAACCAAATTGACTTAGGTTAAAGTCAATGTCTTGTACATTATATACACCACGTAATCTATACACATCTGGATCATATTTGCGATCTCTGTTTTCTAAGAACAGCATATCCTGAATATTTGTAGGATCATCTGTGCTATATGTTGGTGTAGTTGCTGTTTTTTCTTGTGAATTTCCGGGGCCTACATACTTGTGTACAAGCACATCAGTACCGCCAACTTGAAACATCTCCCAGACGGTTTTGTCCTGGAATTTGTAATCGTTCCCTTTTTCGGGTCTGTATAAACTGAGTCTTGGCATTGTATAACTATTTACCTAAAGTAGCGAAAGGCATAAATACTTATATGAGCCAGATAGAAACATCAAAACAAGAAGTATTCGACTATTGCAAAGCAATGCTAGGCGACGGAATGATCGATGTAGAACTAGATCCTATTCATTACGAAACAGGTTTAAAACGTGCTATGGGTGTTTTTAGACAACGTAGCGATAACGCAGTTGAAGAAAGTTATATAACACTTACTCTAGAAAAAGACAAAAACGACTATATCTTACCACATGAGATACAGCAAGTAAGACAAATATACAGAAGAAGTGTAGGTAGTAGAACAGGTAACGGTACAGGTGGTACAGTGTTTGAACCTTTCAACTTAGCATACACTAATACATATTTGTTAAGCTCAACTAACATGGGCGGACTTGCAACGTACGAACTATTTGCACAGTATCAAGAACTTGTTGGAAAGATGTTTGGTTCGTTTATCAACTTTACTTGGAATCCTCAAAGTAAAAAATTAATTATTATGCAACGTCCAAGAGGTGAAGAACAAGTACTTCTTTGGGCATACAATGAAAAGCCTGACTATACAATTTTACAAGATGTATATGCAGGACAGTGGATTAAAGATTATACACTTGCTAACTGTAAAGTTATGCTAGGACAAGCAAGAGAAAAATTTGCAAGTATTGCAGGTCCACAAGGTGGTACAGCTCTAAACGGACCTTCATTAAAAGCAGAAGGCACAGCAGATTTAGAAAGACTAACAATGGAACTTACAACACAGGTTCCAGGTGGTAGTGGATATAGTTGGATTATAGGATAATGAAAGCAGACGAGTTTATGTGGGAAGGCGAAGAACTATACGACGGTATGGTTTGGGGCAGAGGCAAGTCCACTGCAAGAGGCGGAACAGTTAAAATGAAGTTTCGTTGTCCATCAGGTCCACGCAAAAGTAGACAAGTATCACACCCGTCCAAATGTTGGGATCATCCTAACATTGCACAAGCACAACGTATGAAAACTACTCGTGCTAGAACTGGCCCTCAACAGGCTAGACGTCAATCACGTACCAAAAATATTAATACAGCAACTCGTTTGGTAAGAAGACTTAATAAATTCAAATAAAGTACTTGACATTGTAAATTAATCCTAGTATACTATACAGTATATTAACTAGGAGAATTATTTGTGATTATTGGTGTATGTGGTTTTATTGGTAGCGGCAAAGACACTGTTGCTGATTATCTTGTTAACTTCCATGAATTTAGAAGAGAAAGTTTTGCTGACACATTGAAAGATGCAGTCGCAGCAGTATTTGGTTGGGACAGAACTTTACTTGAAGGCAGAACAAAAGAAGCACGTGAATGGCGTGAAGAAGTAGATCATTGGTGGGCAGAAAGACTTGGAATGCCAACACTAACACCAAGATGGGTACTACAATATTGGGGTACTGAAGTTTGCCGTAAAAGTTTCCATGACGATATATGGATCGCTAGTTTAGAGAACAAAATACGTAATTCTAAAGACGATATTATCGTAAGTGATGTACGTTTTCCTAATGAAGTAAAAGCAATTAAGAATCAACAAGGCAAGATGATTTGGGTACAACGTGGACGTTTACCTAAGTGGTATGATGTAGCACTTGATGCAAACGCAGGTAGTAATGTAGCAATCAATGAGCTAAAGATACAGAACATACATGCTTCAGAATGGGCTTGGGTTGGTACTAAATTTGATCATACTATTCATAATGATATGAACATTGATGACTTATATAGCGAAGTTAAGTCGCTAGTAATCAGCAGTTAAGTCTCCCTGTTTCCACTTAATACCTTCTTTAGATAGTACAGATATACAATTAGCACAAACAGTTTTTAAATTGCTATGTCTACAATTATCTAAATTTCCGTCTAAATGTAATACTCTAAATACTTCTGGATGCGGTGATTTAAATCCGCATTTGTCACATGATGTTTTTTGTTTGTAGCCCGCACGAGCCCATCTAGGTACGCCTGTGTACTGCCCATGATTATTACATACTTCACATAGGCTTCTGTAGTATGTACGCTTACCTTTCTTATAGTTAACAGCACGTGGCCGTAATCCGCACTTACAAAGAGGTCTCATACATGTATTTACACCTTTTCGACCCCTTTTAATACTGGTTAAACCAGGCTAATTTTATATAAAGTGCTAAATACAATTGCAACAAGTTTACGTAATAGACTGATACGAAAATATTACCAGGAGATAAAAAGATGGCATTAACATCACCAGGCGTAGAAGTAACAGTAATAGACGAGTCGTTTTATACCCCAGCAGAGCCTGGTACAACTCCTCTAATTGTTATTGCTTCATCGCAAGATAAATTAAACGCAGCGGGAACGGCTACAGCAGCTGGAACGCTAAAAGCTAACGCAGGTAAGGCGTATAAAGTTACCTCACAGAAAGAATTAGTAGATCTTTTTGGTGTACCAACATTCAAAAAGACAGCGAGCAACACTCCAATACACGGAAGCGAATTAAACGAATATGGATTGCTTTCAGCATATTCATTATTAGGCGTTTCAAACTCAGCTTTCATTGTACGTGCAGATGTTGACTTAGACGAACTAGAAGGTTCATCAGCTGCTCCGGGAGCGAATCCAGCAGACGGAAAGTGGTGGATCAACAGCGGCTCAACTACTTTTGGTATCCAAGAGTGGAATGGTGCAGCAGTAACCACAACAGGTGGTCAAAAATTTGCTGCTAAAACACCTATTGTATTAACAGACGATGACGCATCAAAAATTGATAACGGCGCACCTAAAACATCAGTTGGTGCTATTGGCGATTACGCAGTAGTATTTGAAACTGTTGACGGTAGCGGAACGTTTACTGCAAGTAAAGAAAATGCAACTATGTGGTACAAGTCCTCAGGTAACGGTTCAACTGTTACACAAGGAGTTTGGGTTAAAGTAGGAAGCAACGATTGGTCAGCTAGCCATCCAACAATTGTTGGCGATACTTTTTCAGCAACTTCAGGAAACTTCAGTGTTAACGGAACAAACTTTGTAGTATCAGGCACATTAGATGACTTGGTAACATCTATTAACGGTGCTATTACAGAAACACAAGGTATTGTTGCAAGAAACGTAAGCGGAAGACTTTATCTTTATTCAGATGGTAGTTTAGACGGTGTAGGTGATTCATCCAAGTCAAACGCTATTATTATTGATGATGGTATAAGTAGTCCAACTATTACTTTTGCAGACTTAGGTATTGCAAAAGGAACATACTATGGTCCAGAATTACACATTGATGCACATACTAATGTTCCAGAATTTAAAACTGGTGACACAACACCACGTCCAACAGGAAGTGTTTGGATTAAAACAACTGAGCCAAACAACGGCGCACGTTGGAGAGCAAGTAAATGGTCAGCAGCGACTCTTTCATGGGTAGCATATACTGCACCATTGTATGCTAACAACTCATCTGCAATTTATGCATTAGATAAAGCAGGTGGCGGAGTTAACATTCCAACTGATAGCATTTATGTACAAACTAACGCAGAAGAAAATAGTGGTTACGATACAACACCTATGACTGCTTCGTTTAGAGTGTTTAGAAGAGCTGCAACAGGAGTTACTAAAATTACTTCAGCAGTAGTAGACGCAA